GACGAAAGATACCTGCTGCATACCATCTTCGGATGGTCCAATACACACGGACCATCGGTCACTTGTGACAGAGGCAACTTCTCTTATTCCTTCATGCATTTTAGCGTACGCTTCAAAACTTTGTTTGGGGAGAGCTTCACCATTGAACTTGACTTTGCAATTGGGAGTCGTACAGATATTGGCGTCCCATACGCGCTTTTCAAAAATTTTGTATATGGAATCGTCCATCTTGGTCATACCAAACCGTTTCCAATCGGGAACGAATGTGATGGATACAGATGACGTGGCACCCGAATGTTTTTTGATTTTTGGTGGTTCACAAACCGACATGTTTCTGGACCATTTTTGGGTATACGTTTGCTTTGTTTCGTGGTCTTTGATCGCGATTGAAAAATCACTCGAATAAATATTCGTTAACTTGGCTCCATATCCGTTCCTACCTCCCACTATCCGCTTTTGATTGTCATCATAGTTGGTACTCGTGAGAAGGTGTCCGAAAACGAGTTCAGGGTTCCAAATTCCTTCTTTTTCATGCATTTTAACAGATATTCCACCCAGTGGACCGTTATTTTCAACGGTGATGGAACCAGATACTTTATCTACGGATACGGAGATAGACGTTACATTTTTTGGATGGAGAGAGTTACGATCAATAGAATTGACCAGTATCTCGTCGAAGATTTTCAATAAGGCTGGGGAGTATTTGAGGTTCTTCTTCTCGAACTTCTGCCCATTGAGAATCCAGTAAGATTCAGTTCCCAAATCAACCGGACCCACATATGAGTCAGGTCGCTTTAAAACGTGTTCGATGTGGGTGAGTTTCTCAACGCTCTCCATGATTCTTATATTTATAACGTTTCTATTCTCTAACTTAGGTTTCATTTTACCGTGCTCATAGTTTGTTACACACATGTCCACCCATTCCCCCAAAAACACTCCACTTTGATTTTGGTTCTGCGTGATGATTACAGTACCAATCCTCACAAAGTTTACATTGTTTTTTAGGTGTATCACCTGCGCTACACATGTGTGGGTAGTCAGATGAACACTTACGTTTTATATCTTCTGCTAGTTTCTTCCGTGTTTCCATTTCTAGAAGCAAATTTATACGACGCGTCCGCTCTTCTTTACTGAGTGGTAAAATTTGGACTGTATCAAGTACACCAAAGTTTCTAAGTTCTGGAGAGTAATCCCAATCTAAACCTTCAAATTTATATCGTAAACTTATTCTACCTCCATAGTCACACGTTTCTATAGCTTTACCATTTGGTTGTATTCTACCAGTGGATGGTTTAAGTCCCTCCTTTTGAACAATTTCCATTGTTAAATTGGCATCTACTCCCATAGCTCCAATGCCACCATCTATTTTAGATACCGATGCACCCCTGTAAATATATGCTTCATATTGAACCACTACATTACTATGATTTTCTATGACTATTTTATTACGGCATGGTCTTGTGATACAACACAAAAAACATTTAGTAACTGATGTTAACATCTCTTTACTAACGTTTGGAAACAATTTTTGTAATCTGATCTATAACTTTTACTATCGAGACGGCATAAGAGAACATGTAAAAACACTTGAGCGTAAATCTACAATTAAGTCTCGGAAGAGGAACTTTGGGATTAGTCAGTTTCTTGTGTATACGTTTTATAGCATTACAAGTCTTGAGATATTGACCTTCTGACATATGTTCCCTTGTATTATCTATGGTATTCATCACTGTGATTAAATCTTGATCTACCACCATTAAAATATAAATCGATTTTTTTTATAATAATTGAACTTGTACATCGAGTATGGAATTATTAAAAAATAATTTAAAATTATTCTCGACATATTTTTTTTAAAAAAATTATCTTTAATTATTTATATTTAAACTAAATTTTCTGGCGCACCGCAAAAGACCACCAAACCACACGAGCAATTCTTCTTCTGTTTTAGCACGACTTCTAGGTACCATATGACGAATCTGTCCAGTTTCCCTGAGTTTCAACATGTTTGGTGCGATTTTTGGTTTTTGTACAAAACACGAGTAGCATACACGTTCAAGTTTAAGACCCGTGAATGAGTACATTTTGTGATTATTATCCATAAAAATAGGACGTATACGTCGATACCATTTTATAAATTTCTTATTCGGTTTCTCATACGTTTTTATACATGGACTCAGAGGAGCTCGACATCTCGAGCAACAGGAAGTCCATTTTATAAACATATAATTAAAATGTTCATATACTCTAAATGAGTAAAGTATTATCGTTCATCGTTGGTATTATTATAGGTTTCGGTGTCATGTTTATCATTCAATTTATCAGAAAGAAAAGGGGTGCCGGAAGCACTAATCGAATTTTAGGATTTTCATATTCCCCCAACACGAGTCTCCTTTTAGATTTCTTAGCTCGTGTACAAGAGATTGTGATTCCCAAAGTCCAGGGTCCTATATGTTCCCTTCTCCACGCGAAGGAATTGGATCTCGATAAATTGGATGACTTTTCTGATATGCAAGTGCCTTGTAACGAGATAATCACACAGATCGATAACGAGAAAGTCAAACTTAAGAATGAATTAGATTCGGGTGATAATGTTAAAATTAACGAAATCGCGGATCTTTTATACACGGAGTTGGATTCTCTAAAGGATAAGATCGTCAAGCGATTCTGCAAAGATGAAGATTCTACCATATCTTCCACCCAATTGAAAGAACTCATCAAAGAGACTCGCGCGGGATTTTGTGACGGTTTCGACACAACACCTAAGAAGATTGCGGATATTTTAGAAGAAAGCGGTTTTAACACCGATTTCAACCCCGAAGCTATATTTAATATGGCTACAAATGCTATCACGAAAAGAGGTCAAAATAATACTGAATAAAACCTAAGTCGATCATAAATTTTCAAAAACGCAAAATGTCTTACCAAGAGTGCCTCGAGAATGCTATGCGTATACGGAAAGTGTCTTCGCCAGATGATCAGTGTATTCGTCTGGCGAAGGGACTGATGAAATTAAAAAGGGGATACGACACACACGCACAGAAAAAGAAGAATAGGTCGGCGATCCTTATTGAGGATATTAAACCTATAATTCAACATAAACCAACGAAGAGTTCGGGTATTTGTCAATCACTGACTCTTAAGGGTAAACGGTGTACATTCAAGGCTGTGTGTGGAAATTATTGTAAAAAACATAGCCTTAAACAGGGTGATATGGTGTTAGGTGAAAAATGTGTAGTCGGCTCTTAATATTATTTTATCACGTTATATAAATGTTAGATCAGGAAACGTTGCAACCCGTCGTCATCTCCATGATTGTATATTTAGCTTTGGCCAAGATGTTACCGGAATTACTCAAGAAACCTACGGGTATTTCGTTCATAGATGAGCTTAACATGATGCTCATTTCTCAGAAGGGAATGTTAGGTTCTGGTGCACTCTTAACCGGTTTGGTAGTTTTCATCACCAATTACATTCAAGATGAATTCGCTTAAAACAGTCTCTTTACTCACTAAGTGTTTAGTATAATCATGTCTCATATATCTCATATCATTGTCATATGCAGATTTCATGAATTCCATGAGTTGGTCAAAGTTTGGTTTACCCCATTTCATACCTTTTTTAAACAAGAAGTCGTCCTTATCCAATTCTTGAATTTCACAATCTATCGTATATGGCGTTTTTATATATTCCGGAGCTCCACCATAGTTTGTGATTATCACCGGTTTATCCCTTAATGCTGCTTCTACAGCTCCCATACCAACACCCTCAGAACTCGAAAAGCTTAGATAACAATCTCCTCTCCAATGTATTTCGTCCATCTTATCATCAGGAATCAAACCGTTAATAATTTCCACTCTAGGTATTTCTATTTGTATATCCTGTTTACATGTTGCTTTGACGAGTAATCGAGTATTAGGCTCATTCATACGTATGAATGCTTCTAAAATTTTATTAAAATTTTTACGTTGATCGAGTACGTTTCCTATGAAATAAAACGTATACGGCTTTTTTCGAGGTTTTGGTATGTGTGCATGAACTACATAGAAATTGTTATCAGGAAACTGACTGGAGAGCACCCTTTTACAAAACTCACTGGGAACCGCTACATCTTTGAACTCTTTCATGATCATACCGTAATCTTCATGAACCGTTTCTGTTTCACATACCGTCATACACGCTAAATTTTTAACACGTGTTCTCGCGTAGGTAACGTACTCCATATTATTCGCAATGGGTAAAAGAAATATCAGGCCATGATCACTTTCTGGAAGTTTAGATCCGATTTGATAATATCCCGACGATTTAAACAGTTTCGTATATTTTTGGGCATGCTGACCTATACCGGCCAAAAGTGTTGGGCCGATGAATATCATTTAGTATAAAGATAATCTTTCTTTTATATATAGTAAAATGTCGACTATTCGCGAACGTATTGATTTGGAGCTTACCCAGGTGCATCTTGATAAGACTAGGTTATTTGAAATAATCTCCCAGCTCGTTGATATGTGCGAAGCTAGTGGTCCGGGTGGCGTGGGTCTTCCCGGCCCCCCCGGCCCTCCCGGCCCTCCCGGTCCCGCCGGCCCCCCAGGTCCTCAGGGTCCTCCCGGGGCGAGTGCCGCCCCCGCCGCCAAAAAGCCCGTCGCTAAGCCCGCTGCGAAGAAGGTTGTTAAGAATTCTGATGAATAAATTCAGAAATAATAGTAAATGATAACTGTGACCGCAAAATTAGTGGTTCCAATGTGCTCATGTAATTCAAATGATAAAAAGCGTGTATTCGTTGTTCATAACCCCATGGTAGAACCAATGAAGTTATCAACATTGTCACAACGTATATCCAAGTATAAGAGGACACAGATAAAAGATAAAAAAATCGCAGAGATTAAGGCGAAGACATGTGGAGCCTCTCTTAAATTTGCGCGGGAAGCGCTCGAAATATTGGAAGATTTATACGGCGATTTAGCTTTTGAAGAATAATTAATTTTTAAGTAGTTCTAGAACTGTTAGTTGAAAAACGTCGCACTGGACATTTAGTAAAAGTGGTACCCATGACACATCTTTTATTATTTTTTCGTCTTGAGCAACGGTTTCGTACATTTTATAATAAAATCTAGCGTACACGAGTGGATTATCCAATAACGGTAACTTTGGATACAACAAACACCATGACATTTTTGTTGTATTCTTATCTACTGGTAATAACGTAGTAAAAGTTATGAACTCATATGGATCTTTGAGTTTTATTCTTATGATAGATGTACATGGTACTACAAATTTATTGTGTACATTAGATCCATCTATTGGTTGCATATGTTCGGTAAATTTTGAGGAAGCTTTCGGTTGTACATTGGCGTAACAGTCTACGTGTGTGTCAAACACATTTATTTTAGCGTTTCGTACTAATCCATTATCTTCGTCCGCAAAGTCATGAACATAGTTGATGTGAGATATATCCGTCGCATTTAAAATCCAATCACTTATATTTCCTTCTAAATCTCTAGATCCATATACCTTTAACCAATTATCATCAAACAGTTCATCACAATAACGTGTAGGAAGTGTGTCTCTTGTGTCTGACATCCATATAAATCCACCATCTTCTATGACTGGATATTTTTCCACATTTCCACCACATGGTATATTTTTAGTTGAAGGAACTTTTACGAGAGTACCGTTCGGGTCAAATTCCCATCCGTGATATGGACACTGAATATTATTACCTTTTATTCTACCGTTACATAAATTTGCACCTCTATGTGGGCATATAGCATCTAACATAGAAAACTCATTTTTTCCAGTTTTAAAAAGGACGTGATTTTTGCCGTTAATCTTGATACTTTCCTTTGTTATATTTTTAGACAAACCGAGCCCGTACATTTACAATTTTAACGATTTATTTTTTTAAATATCTCCATAAATTTCCAAAATATCTTTAACCACTAAACTTCTCTCTATATCCGCGTGTTCAAATGTAATACATTCTATACGTTTGTGTCGTTTATCTTTTATCTTTTCGTATATGTCTTTTAGTCCGTTATCATCATATTTACGATCATGTTGATTAAGGTCACCTGTTATGACCATTTTACTGTCATCACCAATGCGCGTGAGTAACATCTTCATTTGATTAGGGGTGCTATTTTGCATCTCATCTGCTATGATGAAGGCGCTTTTGAACGTTCTTCCTCTCATAAATGCGAGAGGACAAATTTCTATTACTTTTTCTTTAATCATTGAAGCTATTTGAGTTTGGTTATAAAATTCCGCAAAAATATCCATGATGGGTCTCGTCCATGGATCCATTTTTTCTTCGAGAGTTCCAGGTAAATAACCAATATCCTCTTCTACGGAAACTGCTGGGCGGGTTAGAACGATTTTTTTAAAGGATTCATCATTCAAGCCTTGGATAGCCGCGTAACATGCTAACATAGTTTTACCTGTACCAGCTGGTCCTATTGCAAACACCATAGGTTTCATACCGTACAAAACGCGGTTATAATCCCTCTGGTGATCGTTCTTCGGGATGGTCGTCGGAATATTTATTTCCATATCCAAGTCGTCTTCGAAAAATTCAGCTTCATATGAACATGGTGACAATTTTTCGCGACGACCTTTCTTACCCATACTAAATACTCATATTTTAATTACCATTAAAGAAATAACTACATTTAAATGCATGATATACGATTGTTTTACTTTTTATAATGAACTCGATATTCTCAAAAAAAGATTAAAATATCTTTCTCCCGTGGTGGATAAGTTTGTAATAGTAGAATCTACCAAAACATTCAGAGGTATTTCTAAAGAATTATTTTATGAACAAAATAAGAACGAATTTGACGAATGGAAAGATAAAATTATACACGTAATTGTCGAAGATAATCCAGATGATAAAAATCCGTGGATAAGAGAAGCTCATCAAAGGAATTGTATAACGAGAGGACTTACAGAACTTTCAACTGAAGATCTTGTCATGATTTCAGATGTAGATGAAATACCGAATAAAGAGTTTATTAAACTACCCGACGATGTAAAAGCCTGTTCATTTAATATGATAGCATTTCAATATAACTTTGATTATATACAAGAACTAGAACCATGGTTTGGGACGGTTCTCACGAGAAAGAATGTTATCGATAAGATCACTCCCCAGAAATTAAGAGATCTACGATGGAGCGTCCCGTGTTATAGAAACGCTGGTTGGCATCTTTCCGCATTTGGCGACGAACATTATGTGGCAAATAAAATTCACAATTATTCACATTGTTACGATGATAAGCATATGGGTATGAATGCGACCACGTTTAAAAATTTTATAACAAATGGAATACATACTGATGGAAAATATAAACTTGTTAAGACTTCCGATACTATAAAAAATTCTTTACCTGTTGATTTAAAGAATAATTGATTAGTTATATTATATGAAATTGTCAGCGGTCTGTTGTGGTAGAAATGATAATTATGGTGGCCATTTTTTAGAGTCCGCTTTGTATAGTATAAATTCTATGCTCAAAACATTTGACGAAGTTATATATGTTGATTGGAATACAGAAGAGGGTAAAAAAATAGTTACCGACGAATTACATTTGGAAAATCGAGATAAATTGCGCGTTTTTCACATTACACCTGACCTGGTGAAAAAAATCACTAATGGAACGCCCACACCCCCAATGTGCGAAGTTTTAGCTAGGAATATAGGTATACGTAGAGCTACGGGTGATATTATATTTTCTGTTAATTCGGATTTAATTATTTCTCCTCGTGAGCAGATAGATTTATTGTGTCAAAATCTTAAAATGGGTGATATGATAACTTTAACTAAGCAAGATGTGGAATTGGATGATTTAAAAAAACAATTTGGTGATGAAACGGATATTCAACATCTCATGCCAATTATATTTGGTGTATGGCCTATTCAAAAAAGATTAATGTTACCCACTTTGTCTATGAACAAAGAATTAATGTTGAATCAACCCGAAGATAAACATCATATATGCGCCAGCATAATTCAAGCCTGTGGAGATTTTCAAGTAGCTCACAGAGAAACCTGGATTAAAATTAAGGGATTTGAAGAGAATATGACTAAACGTTTGTATCACGACACGAATGTTCAATACAAAGTTATAATGAGTGGTGGAAAAATTTTAGCATCAAATACTCCTCACATTTATCATATAGAACATGATAGAAATAATAGCCCAGAAAATACAAACATCATAAAACATAGCTATCCATCTACAAATGACGAAGAATGGGGTTCTATAAAATACATCAGTTAAAGTTAGTAATACTAATATAAGTATAATGTCTAAAAAGTTAATAGTTACTACTACTATAAATAGTCCTACAGAAGCTACCAAAAGATATGATAAGATAGAAGATTGGGATTTTTTAGTAGTAGGAGATAAGAAAACGCCACACGACGAGTATAAGAATTATAATTATTTACACCCCGAAGACCAAGAAAAAATAGATAAAAATTTATCCGACATGATTGGATGGGGTTGTATTCAGAGGCGTAATCTCGGATTTGTGTACGCGTTAAAGAATGATTATGACTACATAGCCACGGTAGATGACGATAACATACCATATGATAATTGGGGTGAAATGTTTACTCCTCGGGAAGTAGATGTGTATTCTACAGATTTTGGATTTTTTGACCCCTTAAGTGTAACAAGTTATAATCATTTATGGCATAGAGGATTCCCTATCCAATATGTACATAAGAAAAATAACGTCATAAAAAGTAAGAAATTTTGTTCAAAGTTCGATGTTCAGGCAAATTTATGGGATGGCGATCCAGATATAGATGCTATTTGTAGAATGGTATACGCACCCGAATGTAAGTTTGACAACTCGTGGTTTACCACAGATTGTATGACACCATTTAACAGCCAAAATACTATTCTATCGCGGGATGCTCTAAAACATTATTTTATGTATGAGAATGTCGGGCGTATGGACGATATATTTGCTTCGTATGTTCTTCAGAAAAAGGGTTTTAATGTGGTATTTGGACCACCCTCAGTTTATCAAGATAGAAACGAGCACGATTTAACGGTGGACATGAAAAAGGAATATATTGGATATGAAAACGTAAAGGATATAATAAACGACGAGTCTTTCATTCCTTGCAACGCTTATAATAGATACAGAGAGATCGTGGAATCATTTACATAACCATACCGGCAACTAATTTTACCTTATTTACGTAATATACGTATCCACCTATGAGAACTGCCAGAGCTAGAAGAATATAGTTAAATGACATTTTCTTGCGTTTCTTTTCCGTTTCTTCTATAATTCTTTCGGCCGTTTCTTTACTTGGGAGTTTATCTACACTCTGATGCAACATCTCTATCTTACCTATGAGAGTGTGTATAGCTTCTAATATTTGCGATTCTTTCGTTACAGGTTTTTCTTTGTGATTTACCGTAGTCACTTCCAATACCATATACCAAGAAGCGTCGGGTTGTAATGTTACATAGTCACCGTCATCCTGTTGTTCATATATAGTAAAATGTAGTTTTTGTATCGATATTGGGTTGAAATAATTTGTAGCACGATTAAAACTTTTCCACTGTTTATCTCTTAATATTATATGTGATCCATGTGTAAAATGTCGTTCCAGTGGAACGCGAGCAAAAATTTGTCCGTGACGCTCATCTAACATTTGAGCGACTTGGGGAACATCTGGGCAAATTATATCCACAAATTTAGCTACATTACTTAAACTACTAGAATCGTGATCTTGACCACCTATTTGAGTAATATAAAAATCAACCATTTTTATACCAAGAACCTTACTAAAATCTTCGACGTGTGTATTGGATGTCAACGATAAATCGAATGAAAACGTATTGTTCGTTCCGGTAACGTACCTAGAATCGACCACAATGTATTGAACTTTTTTAGGTATATCGTATATCGATTCCATTCTATTATGTTCAAAGAAATAAAAAAACCTAAGTCGGTCACATTTTTACTAAAAAATCAAATGTCCGAAATCATGGAAACCCCACAACCCACCGAGATTGATCTCCTTCGTGCTGAAATTGAAACGTTGCGTAAAGAAAACGAAGAGTTAAAATCAAAAGTCAAACCAAAGAAAGTCAAACCTGTCAAGATCAAATGCCCTTTCATCACGGCTAAGGGTGAGCAGTGTCGTAAGTTTTGTGTGGAAGGAATGCAGACGTGTAAGGTTCACTCAAGACCTCTCAAGCCTCCCAAGGAGCCCAAGCCTCCGCGTCCGAAGCGCCAGACTTGTACCGGCATCAACATCCGCGGAAACCCTTGTAGGCGTAAATGCCTCGAAGAAAAGACGTATTGTGAGAGGCACGACCCGGATAACCCAATCGTTACTAAAAAAACTAAACGGGCACTCAAAAAAACGACGCCTGTACATAACCATCTCCCGGGTGAGAAACCCGAGACGCCTTGTGTACTGTGTCAGACGCACGGTGACATGTTTGACGTGAACGTTACTACAGTTCAATATGTTGAAACACCCGGCGAAGATGGAATGACTCTCAGTGAGCGTGTAGCTGAGTATGATAGAACTTAATGTGTATGTAATATATATGAGATGGAGTTTTTACATTAAAATCGTACCTTTTGGTACGTTATTATCTTTATCATCAAACTGTTATAAAAAAAATACTAGATAATATAAATGTTCACACCCATAGGAAATGTCGTATTTATCGTGGGTATGATATTTGCCCCGGTGTATGTCATAGATAAATATTTACCAAAAAAACCAGAACCCATAGCTCCCAAAAACGAAGAGTTTAACAAGCCTTTCGTATTTACAGGAAGGAATAAATACTCACCAAACTTTTCTAAAAACCGTTAGTGATTATTCCATCTATATTGAATGTATACATATGTTGCAATTCCAGATCATTTTTATGTGTATATGTATAGACTTTCACGTTTTTCTTTTTACATTCTAAGATAAACTGATGATCTAAACACGTCCAATGTATCATCACGGCCGAAAAATTGCGTAATATCATGTCATATTCACTGTGATGATATACAGCTTCAAATGTCGTTCCCTTTTTATATTGATACGGTAAATTGAATAATATTTTACGATTAAAACTACAAAATATTACATTTTTTACAGACTTAAATTTATAAAAAAATTTTAAACTTTCCGCTATGTCCAGGTTATTTCCTTTTATATCCAACAATAATAATATATCTTCTATACCCGAGATTTTTTCGTATAGTTCGGCCAATGTACATATTCCTTTCTTTTTTATTTCATCATACGTCATGTCCCGAATAAATTTATTTTCGTGATAAAGATCATGTGCTAAAACAAGTTCGCCGGTTTCACACATTTGTACGTCTATTTCTAAACCGTCATATCCTCTATTAATAGCTTCCCTGATAGATTCTAAGCTATTTTCTCTATATTTTAACGAAAATCCCCTGTGAGCTATACATAACATCCTATTATATGTTGACAAAATTAAAGAATTGTTTCTCTCCTATTTAAATGAAATATTGTACCGTTACATGTTACATGACAAGAGGTCCGAAAATAGAGAGTGACAATCATACATGCGCCGAACGTAAACTTTTAAAACAATTATATAACGAGTGTATGAAGAGTGGATATAAACCTCACCAATTTACATCATGGTTACACAGGAAATATGGTGAATTAATAGTATCAAGAAGAACTATATTTGGTGATAGTATATCTATACCGTGTGTGATTTGTAGAAAATTTTTACAAAAACATGACGTTAGATGGATGGCACACGACGGGTATAGATGGGTTCATAGCACAAAAACGGATGATTTGCCAGTTTCTAGACCTACGAGAAAACAAATAGAAACTTTGAGATTCTGTAATTGACCTAAGTTCGTCTCGGTATGGTAATAAAAGTAAAGATGAACATCTTCTTTCTTTCACTAGACCCCAAGGAAATCGCAGAACTATCTTGTGACCAACATGTGATAAAAATTCAACTCGAAATCTGTCAGATGTTGTACACCGCGTGGTTCTATTCTGGTGAAGAAGATGTTGTACAAGCTAACGCCCCGTTTACCAAAACAAAGACTCGTAGGGGGTACAAACCCGCCCACAAGAAACATCCCATGACCATGTGGATTGCCTCGAGTTTACAAAACTATTTGTACGCGTGTGATATTGGCATCGCTTTGAGTGATGAATACACTAAGCGATACGGTAAAATTCACACGTGCGCTGAACATTTGTATTGGCTTCGCGATAATCACCCTTCGTTTTTCGAAGAACATATCAGCGATACCGCATACTATTCAACTGAAGGTATTCCGGAGTGTATGCCAGAACAATATAAAACTCCGAATGTGGTTGAAGCATACAGGCAGTATTATATCAACGACAAAGCACCATTTGCGCGATATAAAACTGGATGTCCATCTTTTATTGAGGGGTATGTAAGCTAATCAAGTATTGCAAAGTCGTAAAATGTATTTATCTTGTATGTATTCACGAGATCTACGAATTTTCGTTCGTCTTCGTCGAGTGTTGTAAAGTTTAGTGTAGACTTGTGTATGACTTTTTTTAATGGTATGTTTACGTTATCGAAATAATCAAAAAGTTGTTGAATCGCGTCTGGGTGTAACAGATCCATTCCCATTTTAAATTTAGTAGTAGAAAATGTGTACCTGCACCCATCATAGTCGAGAAGGTTTCCTTTAATAAATCGTTCCGTGGGACTCACGGGATTTTTACCTATTCTATCAGATTGATTTTCCGTTTCAAATAAAACGTTAAAACCATGGACGATTTTTTTTAAAAAATTTCGTTTAGAATCTGAAATCGACATTACTATTATACAGAAAAAAATTCTTAATAATAGTAATGATCACCTTAGCAGTGACGATACTTTTGATCGTACTGTTTTTGGTCTTGACACGAAAACAGCGATCGGAGTATTATGAAGAGGATATAGGTCCGTCGGATATTGAGATGGGTCCTTCAGAAGATGCTCCAGTCAGACCCAGATCTCTCGTTCATAAACTCAAAAAAGGTGTCAAAAAAATAGAAGAGAAACGAACACAAGACGCGATACTTCACGATCTATTTTTAAAACAGATAGATATGAAAGCCGCCAAAAAACAGGGTACCCAAGACGAAATTAAAGCTGAAATACAAAACAGTGTTGACGAGGAATTAAAATTTATGAAAAAGTATACCGAATTGGTAGAAGATCATATTTATGAAAACAAAACGTTACCGGAAGATGAAACGTATGATATAGTGGCGGAAAGTGCCCACGACGCCTTACGGGATGATATTAACAATCAACTCGTGGTAAAGGGGAAAGAGTATAAAAAAAAGCAAGACGAGGAACTCGTATTAAGGACTGAACAGAGACAGAATCTGGATCAGGATATATCAGATACTCGTATTGTAAAAACGGATTTGAAGACCGGAATCGAAACGTTAGATGTATTCGAATCACAAATAGCGTCTGCTGCAGAGGCGATAGAGGCTGGTGAACTACCCACAACCAAGTTGGGTCAAGAAGTATTAATGTCTAGGGGTGACGAAGCTATCATGGATTCAACGCCATACACACAGAATATGGCTTCTATATTTGCTAGCGCGAGTTTAGCTCCCGATGGCGGATGGAATGATGGTCAAGTGACACCCACGGAATTGGGTGCAAATGATATTGAAACTCCCACACCACCAGAAGACAAACCCAAAAAATTAATTCAATTTTCAGAGGTTGGTAATGTTTTTGAAGATTATTATGCTATTCAAGATCCAAATGGTTATTGGTCTCAACATGGTCATAAACCCATAGATCCAGACACTGGTAAATGGAGGAGAGAAAAGGTGCAAATGAAAATTAGTTGTGGACCTCAATTGGGTCATGGATATTACGATTTAAGGGACAGAACGGAGTGGGAAAATTCTAAAAAGGCGGCCTTCAACATGTTGAGTTTTTTCGGCGGGGGCGGCGCTGACAAGCCTTTTGAAGGACCCGGTGGTTGGCGGCGCGATTCTCGGTATGCGAAACATTTCTATTCGAGGCCCTTTATCACATATGGCGGAGGAGGCGGCGCGTTGGATGATAATGGCGACGCATGTTTACCACCACCAGGAGGAGGGGCATATGGTGAGGCGTGGCCCGCAACTTTTGAAGAATGTGCAGACGCGTGTGAAAATAATGACAAATGTTCCGCATTTTCAATTGATCCTATTTTCGATTCGGAAACGGGTACGTATAGTAGATCCCTTAGCAAAGATGAGGGTCAACCATTTATGTCACTTACGGCCGGTCCAGATAAAATTGGTGATACCCCTAATGCATTTAAAAATAAGTATTGGTGTAAACTACAAAAGTATGGCGCAAGAAGATTTGATATTGCGACGTTTAGTGGCGAAACCATATTTGCTAAATATGAAGATGGATACTTAAAAGATCCACTGATAAAAGAGCACATATCTAAAAAGATCGATGCAAATACTTCAGATATAGCTGGTCAAGGTGATTTTGCACATCCCAAATTTCCCCGAACATGCGACGAGTCTCCTTTAAGAAGTGAAGTAGCCCAATTTCCTGGGCTAGCCCCGTGGTCGCCAGAAAAATGGTATACAGGGTATCAGTCTCTGAGTGCTAGAGATAGTTCGCGCGCGTCGGGTTTCGATGGCAGGAGGCCCGAGGATAAGTATGCAATTAGCGATAAACTTAGAAGCGAGTTACCAAAGAGCATTCTAGATACTTATGCACTCCCAGCCGATTCCGCGAGATTCACAAATGCATCGTGGGTGTACCCAGATGTCGATGGAGCTTGTAAAAATGGTGGTAAGAACGAACTTACAGCGTTCCCTGGTAAATTCAGAGCAGATGATGAAGCTGATCCAGATACACAGATTCCAATAGGATGTCCCATCCAATTCGTAAATACCGGAAAATGGAGATGGGCGAATGGAAGTGGCACGGATATGGAAACGGTGGTTGGTGGCTGGAAATCAAAGATCGACAGGGACCAAAAAGATAGCAAATTCTATGATGCGGCACCAAACCCATTCCATCTCGGATGGGTTAACCATGGTGTCGGGGAAGGGTCAAACGTTATAAGAAATAAAATAAGATCGGGAACGGATGATAGATACCGGTACAGTACATATAATAAAAACCTCAGTGATACACCACTTGTCGGTGATGATTATAGAAGTTTAGTTTTACCAGGTAAAACTGCAATTCCTATCTGCCCCGATGGGTATGCCGTGCGAACCGAAAATCAACCGTATTGTGATCCAGATACATTATCCCTGTCAACACCATTCGCAAAATGTGAACCCATCTTGAAACAGGGTGGTTGTGTCGCTAAAGAAAGTAAACATCAAAATATATGCAGTTCTCTTACTGAGCGTAAATGTTTGACTACACCTCTTGATGCGGATCAATTAGGAATACCAAAGTTAGATACTCAGACAAGTTTAAGTAAATTACAAGGTGGCCTCTTCCCCGACGGGCGCGAGTATGGGATGTGGGGTGAACTTCAGGAGATTACAAATCCATTCTGGACACGAAGTATTAATGGTAAAATGAGTTCCGAAGTATGTGAATGGAATCCACATACATTCTACGATGGTCAAGTATCCAGAACAGCTGAATACGATGGTAAACAATTTTGGGTTTTACACAAAAGAGGTCAACGTGGAACGTGGACTGTAGCTCAGCCGGATGAATTTACCTTCCAAGGACCCAAATGGAAATGGGATACTGGGGGTTATGATCCTAAATTTAAAGAGTGGGCTAAATTTTTTGATGATAAAGGTAAGATTGTATTGTATAATATTGATGGTACTGTTAATCAAGAAGCTGTAAAGTATCAGGCAGCGGTGCTTGAGAAAATGGGTGGTGGTTTTAAACCGACAGAAATACCCGTTGTTTATTTTAAAATGGATGAAAATACCGGAGGACCACGCGCCGAGGATCTTGCAGAAAAGGCGGCGTTAGATTTTTTTAGGTGATGACGTCGAATAAACAGATCCTGGTTTAACGTATACAAATTTAAGAATGTGTCGTGAGCCATCAGTTATTTCGGAAACCATGTGTGGTGCTCCATTCGCTCTAACATATAAAATACTATTAGGCTTAGGTTCTAATGACTGTATTTTACCTGTTATCGGTTGTTTCCATTTAAACGTCATATCGGACGTGTTATCTATCGTGTATATCAGTTCGTATTGTTCCGGAACATATAATTGTGTATCCGAATGCCAATTCATGTGTCCACCCATACCATACACGCGGTATTCGACTGGGACGTCTACACTTAATTCGTACCCACGGAATCCTAGTTTAGTTTTAACTTCATCGGAATCTAGCAATTTGTATATATCATGTGTTGGATCTATGTAGAAGCATTTCCTTTTGACATTATTAGGAATATCTTCATCAATGAGATGAGAGGTAAATTCTGAACAATCATTTTTTATTTTTTCGTGAACAAATTTTTCAAAAAAATTAGTAGAGTAAAATATTTTTTTATTTTTATACTCAAAAATCAAAAATATTAGAAGCACCAGAATTAAGATCACGACAAAGAGCTTCATCTTGAAATCACGAAAGAAAAAAACCTAAGTCGATCTCATGTTTTGTAAATTTTCAACTTAAAAATCGACCAACATGGAAGAACTTCAAAGTCTTATGACCTGCCTCGACGACATCTCCAGCAAGATCGGAGATGGTATGTACTTGGACATGGCTGACAAACTCAAACGCATCCACGACAAGCTCAACGGCGACAAACCATTCCACGAGGACTCCTTCTACTACAGCGACGACGATTCGGAACTTGACAGCAACAGTGATGATGACAGTGACTATGACAGCGACTACAACGAGCGAGCACGCCGAGAGGTCAGCATTCAACTCATCAGGGATCATCTTCTGAACTATGTGAGGAGCATGCACCAGGTGTGGGCGGAGGTTCAGAAATGGGAAAAGGAGGTGAAGAAAGAGCTCCCATTTATCAAGCGTATGTCCGCGGACCGGAAGAAGTTGGCTATCAAGCAGTGGTGTGTGAAGAACGTCCATTGGGCTCCTGGTGGTGAGGCTGGGGAGCTCGTTGGTCGTATTACCACCATCGTGCCCCACAGCTCCTGGACCTGGAAAAACCTGGTGGAAAACGGTCTTCGGGCAATCGTAATGGATATCGGAACAGGGGATGAGATTGTAAGGGCGAAGAGGGGTTTCATGTGTTATGATGAACTTTCTCTCGCAACGATCCAAAAACTTCCTGCGTTTGAGAAGAAGATTTATGACGACTACTG